CCCCGCCAGTACCGGTCAGGATGATGTTCAGGTTCGCCGCGGCGTTGGTAACTTGCGCGAAGGTGCCTGCGACGCCATCGGTGTTGTTGGTAATCGTCAGATCAGAGAAGCTGGTGATTCCGAAATCGGACAGGTTTACTTTATCGACGCCTTGCTCGAAGTCTAAGACTGAGCCGTCAGAAATATCGGCATTGGTGGATTTGTTGAACATGATGAAGGTGTCCGCACCTTCGCCGCCCAGCAATACCGCCGAGCTGCCTTGATTCGAAATCGTGTCATCCCCGTCGAAACCGAACGCGTAAAGCGCATTCGCAGCCGCGGTGAATGAATCGGCGCCGTCTGTGCCATCGGTGATGGTGGTGGGTACGTCAAAACCGTTGAGGTTTAAGGTGGTCGTGTACGTCGTGACCGAAGCCGGTGCAGTGGCGCTTAGGCCCAGTTCTGAACGGGTAGACGTGTGGGTAGCTGTCATGTGTTTTTCTCCAAAAAAAATTACGTGGATCAAGGCGATAGCAGAGTCACGCGCGAGGTCAAACAAAAAGGGCCAAGCTTAGAACGGGTCTAGTTTTTTGTCTTTCGCTTTGCTCCAGACTTTGTTTCCAGTTTGCCTCCTGGCAAACGCTCCGGCTGGTTGCTGGCGCAACGCTCTTGGCAGGCGCGAACGTGCTGTTCGCGCATCTTCGTATTGATGGTGCGTCACCCCGTGCTCGTCACGGGGTCCGGTTCAGTCGGTGCGTGTGGCCCCGGACCCCGTCATGCGACGGGGTGACAGTCTAGCGTGAAGATGGAGGGAGGCCAGTAGGCCGACCCAGCCATGAGCCGCCGAAGGCGCAGCCGGAGCGTTTGCAGGAGGCAAACCGGAGGCCACCAGCCAGCACGAAGCGATGGCGGAAACAACCTCTCGAGGCCAGCAGGCGGAGACAAATCGCGAAAGCGATTTCGTTGCGGAGCGAGCAGGAGGCGAGCGTGCAACCACTAGCCAGCGCGAAGCGATGGCGAACACAATAACCAACAACCAAAGGATAAGTAAGTATGACGATACAAGATATTACCGAACGTGTGCATGCCATTGGCAATGCATGGGAACAGTATAAGCAGGTGAATGATGCCCGCTTGTCGGAGCTGGAAACCAAGGGCCATGCCGACCCGCTGTATATGGAACATCTGACGAAAATTTCGGCGGCGCTGGATAATCAGAAAAGCCGGTTGGATGCGATGGAAACACTGGGCAATCGCCCGGGGCTCTCGATCGGCGGAACGCAAGTTGATGCGGGCACGGCGAATGAATATAAATCGGCATTCCGCAATTATTTGCGCAAAGGCATGGACGCCGGATTGGAAGGCATCCAGACCAAAGCGCTGTCGACCACCAATGCCGATGGCGGGTATTTGATTACGCCGGAAATGTCGGACACGATTGTGCGCATTGTCAACGAAACCTCACCCATGCGTGAGCTGGCGCGGATGGAAACGATTTCCACCGAATCGCTTGATGTGATTGAGGATGACGAATTGCCGGGCGCCGAATGGGTCGCGGAAACGGCGACACGCTCTGACACGGCAACCATGCAGATTAATAAGAATAATATCGCGACGCATGAAATGCACGCGACGCCGAAAGCGACGCAGAAACTGATCGATGACGCGTCGATTGATGTCGAAGCCTGGGTGGCCGAACGCGTGGCGGAGAAATTCGCCAATCTGGAAGCGAGTGCGTTTATTAATGGCGATGGGTCGGGCAAGCCGAAAGGGATTCTCACCTATGCCGCGGGCACGGCGTTTGGGCAGATCGAGCAGATCGATTCGGGCGCGGATGGCGCGGTGACGGCGGATGGCCTGATTCAGCTCTATTATGCGCTGAAAGAGGATTACGCGAAAAATGCCGCCTTCCTGATGCGCCGTAGCGTACTGCAATCGGTGCGTTTGCTGAAAGAAGCGACGACGAACCAATATCTGTGGCAACCCGGATTGGCCGCGGGTCAACCGGATACGCTGCTGGGCGTGCCGGTGAAAACGGCGGCGGATATGCCTGCGGCGGCAGCGGATAGCCTGTCGGTTGCCGTTGGTGACTTTAAACGCGGCTATTTGATTGTGGATCGTACGGGTATTCGTATTCTACGCGATCCGTTTACCGATAAGCCGTATGTGAAGTTCTACACCACGCGTCGTGTCGGCGGTGAAGTGGTGAATTCGGAAGCGATTAAGTTGCTGAAATTAGCTAGCTAATTTTGTTTTTCCCCTTCGCGGTCTACTGACCGCTCAATAGGATCTAAGCTTCGCAGCTCATGGCTGGCGTGGACGTGCTGTCCATGCTTCTTCGGGGCTTCGGCTGTCACCCCGTGCTTGTCAAGGGGTCCGGTTCCGCTGGCGCTTGCGGCTCCAGACCCCGTCATTCGACGGGGTGACAATGTTGCGAAAAAAAACGCGGCGGCCCGGGGTGGGCCGTCGCGTTTTGAAAGTGGATTCTCTGGTCAAATAGTAGGGCGCTTGCCCTCGAGCTCGACGGGAGAATTGAACAGATAATCGAGGAACTTCTGCAAAGAGCGCATATTGTGCGCGGCATGGTATGTGACGCTGCCATGCACCACTTTGCCTTCTTTGAGGAAGGTGAATGTGTAGTGCGGATAGCAATTGCGTATGTCCTTCTGCCGGTTGCGCCCGATAAGGCCCGCTCTGGCCTCCTCGAAGATCGGATGCGGGCTTGTAGCATCATATTTTCTGCGATCCAGAAGCGTAACTTCCTCTTCCGTTTCAATCCAGAGTGCTTTTTCCCCGTCATCGTCGACGAGCACGATGGTCGTCGTTTTGTGCTCGGCATCTTTCCAGCCGTTGACGATGACGAACCCATGGCGGAGAGTCTCATTCCTCGCCATTGCTCCCCATGTGTGATAATCAAAATCCGGAATCCGGAATTCTCTTTCACCGACATACAGGGTGTGGTGCCCGTCGATCGCGCCCAGTGAAAGGCGCAAGCCTTTATTCTCATTTTTAGTCATAAGAGGTCCTTTCAAAAGTCCTCACTTCAGCAGGCGGTTAAGCCTGCGGGATTTAGCTAAAGAGCTAAAAAAGTAGCGATAGCCTATACAATTCGTGTGACAGTTCTATGACGGAAGCGTAGAATTGTTGGATGCCGCTATGGGGATATGGTTTGTTATTTGTGGCCTTCATCGGGGGGCTGGTGACGCTATTCGGGGAAACCGAGGAAGAGCGCGCGCAGGTGCATGTGATCGCGACGGAAGACCAGACGCGGCATGAACGCACGATGCAACAAGGGCTGAATCAGGTGCTGAAAAAGAATCAGCCCTCGGGCAGTTTGCAGGAAATGATGCAAGGCTCTGGCGCGGTGAATATTCGCGCGGAAACCGAGAAGCGGCGGACGGCATTTTGCTCAGACCAAACGCAAGAGAGCGTGACCGCCTGCGAAGCGCGGATGCAGAAAACCGATTTTGCCTGTCAGCAGGTGATGGGTAGCGCTGCGCAAGTGGCGTGCTTAGACCGGATTTATCCGCCAAAACGCTAATAGATTTCAAAAATTGAGTAGCAGGAGGGACGTGACATGGCGCACGGGATTACCCATTCCTGGGATACGGCGATTAAAGCCGGTAGCAGCAACGATGCCAGTGTCTGCGCGGTGTTTGAGCTGTGCGATGGCGTGCATCGACTGGTCGATTTGTGGCATGGCCGGGTGGAATATCCAGAGCTGAAACGGCAGGTCTATGCGCTGGCGCAGCGGGACCGACCGCAGGCGGTGTTGATTGAGGATAAGGCGTCGGGGCAGTCGCTGATTCAGGATATGCGGCGGGAAAGCGCGCTGCCGGTGATCGCGATTTTGCCCAAGGGCGATAAAGTGTCGCGCTTTGCACGGGTGACGCCGATGATCGAAGCGGGGCAGGTGGCACTGCCGCGGGAAGCGCCGTGGCTGGCGCAATTTGAGCGGGAAATCTATCAATTTCCGAATGCAAAACACGATGATTGCGTTGATGCGTTGAGCCAGTATCTGAATTGGGTGCGGGAGCGCGCCACGGGCAATGCTGGGGTCAGGCGTGTATAGGTTTTTATGTCTTTCGCTTTGCTCCAGACTTGCGCTCCGGTTTGCCTGCTGGCAAACGCTTCGCTTTGCAGCTCTCGCTGGCTCTTGGCAGGCGCGGACGTACTGTCCGCGCTTTTTGAGTATATAAATGGTGATAAAACACCACGAATAGAAAAAAAGCATGCCGCGAGAGGTTAATAACGCATTAACTTGACGTGAATCGAGGGCTCGACTAGGCTTTGCGTATGACAGAACTTACGCGTTCGGAAAAAATGATCGCTGAGAAAACCGTGTGTATTTTGCTCGTACGCGGCGAAAATGCGGATGGTGGACCGATTTTTGCGTATGTTGGCGTGCGCGCCGATCGCCTGGAAGAATTTATGGCCGCGCAGGAAGACGGGACCTTTTACCCGGAAGAATATGGCGTGATCATCGAATCTGGCGAAGGTGAGCCTTCCGAAGAAGTGAAAGCCAAAATGCGCGATGAATATGGCTTTAACCACGACGCGATGGTCGATATCGACTCCGCTGAACGCGCAAATAGCCTGAAAAGCGAGATCGTCAAAACCGATCCGCGCCATCCCGACCATAAATCCGAAGATACTACGCATTAGGACGTTCGCGTCGCGAACGGCCAAATGCTGGTTTTTTATGTCTTGCGCCTTCGGCTCCAGACTTGCGCAAAGCAATTCCTACTGGAATTGCTTTGCTTTGCAGCTCTCGCTGGCTCTTGGCAGGCGCGAACGTGCTGTTCGCGCTTTTTCGTGTAGGTAAGGTGAAATGTCACCCCGTGCTTGTCACGGGGTCCGGTTCTGTCGGTGCGTGTGGCTCCGGACCCCGTCATGCGACGGGGTGACAATTGGAGCATCACGAGAGGGAGGCCAGTAGGCCGATCCAGCCATGAGCCGCCGAAGGCGCAAGCAAAGGTTTGCAACAGGCAAACCGGAGCGCAAATCTGCAGCGAAGCGGAAGACTGGATATTTTTGCCAGCGCGAAAACCACCCACTTCGCAATGCAGCATTCTTCATGTAATCGTCATATTTCTGCGTGTGGGGGCATGCTACACTGGGGAGGATGAAAAAGTCTGTACAGGATAGGTGTATCTAGTGGTCAATGTGAAAGACATGCTAGGTGCGGCCCCAAGCGGTGAAGAGGTCGACGCGGCGGAAAACGCGTGGAAACGGCTGAAAACGCATGTGCGTGGTAAACCGAATCTGCAGCGAATTGTCTGGTCGCGCGCATTGGCAGAGATTGGATCGGTCGGAGCGGCGGTGCTGGCCGGGGTGGCGGGCACGACGATTTTGTCGCCCATATGGAGCCCGATTAAACAGAAGGTTAGCAAAAGCTATGTTGAGCCGAATTTAGAGAAAATCGACGGATGGCTCGACGGGGCGGAAAGCATTGATCCGCCAGAAGAACGCGCGGACCGGCATACGTTGCCGGAGCCCGAGCAGGCGCAGAAAATTACCGATTATTTCGCCGATAACTTCGTGCTGAAAGTTGCGGGCGGCGTCGCCGGACAATATGCCGCGCAGGATTTCACGACCAAAGCCTTCAAGGTAAAAGGGATTTCGCCGAAGGTGAATGCGGTGTCGGTCTTTACCGACCGGGCAGTCGGTATCGGGACGATGATCTATCTGAATGGCAAAGGCTCTGACCATGCGATTGAAGCACAGCAGAAGCTGGAATCAGTCTTTATGAAATGTGGCATGAGCGAAGAACAGGCCGAAGGCTGGGCGTCCTACGCGGTGAATATTCAGATTCCCAATGCGGTGGGCCTGTTGACGTCCATCGGTATTCTCACACTCAACGCAAAGAAATAGGGAGTCTCCCGCGTCCGCCTGCGGACGCTTTTGGCTCCGAGATTCCTACTGGAATCACTTTGCCTGCCGCTCTCGCGGGCTTTTTTTTATTTTGTCTTTCGCCTTCGCCTCCAGACTTGCGCTCCGGTTTGCTTGCTGCAAACGCTGCGCTTTGCGCCTTTTGGCGGCTCTTGGCAGGCGCGAACGTGCTGTTCGCGCTTCTTCATGTAGATAATTTGTGATGTCACCCTGTGCTTGTCACGGGGGCTGGGGCATTTTTGCGCCGACGGAACCGGACCCCGTCATTCGACGGGGTGACAGCCGGAGCTAGACGATGGATACGAGGCCAGCAGGCCGAGACGCCGAGCGACTGCGAGGCCGTTGCGGAGCGAGCAGGAGGCGAGCGTGCAACCACTAGCCAGCGCTACGCGCGGCGGAAAGAAATCACTAATGAGGAGAAACCAATGACGAACTACCCGTATATTCGCGGTGTGGCGCGGGTGAGTGCACCTGCGGCTGAACCGTTGACGCTGGCAGAGGTGAAAGCCTGGCTGCGGATTGAACATGATGATGAAGATGATTTGCTGGCGACGTTGATTGCCGCGGCGCGCGAGCAGGCGGAATGCCGCACCGGGCGGTCGCTGATCACGCAGAGTTGGGAAGTGACCTATGCGGATGTCGCGCCGCAGGAAATACCGTTGCCGCATGGGCCGGTGCAAAGCATTAGCTGGCTGAAAACCGTAGCGGAGAGTGGTGATGAGACCGACATTGCGAGCGATGCCTACGCCATTGCAGCGGATGGGCGGCAGTTACTCTGTGAGATCGGGCTGGCGGCGCATCGCATTCTGGTGCGCTATGTGGCGGGCTTTGGCGATGCGGCAGAAGACGTGCCGGCGGATTTGCGGCAGGCGATGCTGCAGCATATCGCGCTGATGTATGGGGAACGTGAAACCGTATTGCCGCCGGTCGCTAGTGTGACGACCTATGCGCAGTATCGCGGGGTGCGGCTATGAGCGGGCTGGCGACACGGTTGAACCGGCGAGTCACGCTGGAACAGCCGGTGCGCAGCAGTGATGGCGCGGGCGGGGCGAGCATTAGCTGGAGCCTGCTGGCGACCGTATGGGCCGAGGTGCGTTCGCGCGGTGGGTCAGGCGCGGAAAGCCTGCTGACCGGGGCGCTGGTGGATGATCACCGCATTGAAGTGACGATTCGCTATCGCAGGGATGTGACCGCGGCGATGCGCGTGGTGATTGCGGGCGAAACCTATCAGATTCAAAGCGTGGAAAATGTGGACGCGGCAGGTGTGACGCTGCGGTTGCTAGTGGAAAGGAGTGCATGATGGCCTATCCATTACCGGTGGCGCAAGGGGCGCTGGTGGCAAAATTAGAGGCAGACGCGGCGCTGATGGCACTGGTGTCGGGCGTGTATGATCAGGTGCCGCAGGGTACGCCGCTGCCGCATTTACGGATGGCGGAAGTAACGGCGGTGCCCCAAGAGACAAGTTCGCATGGCGGGTGGCGGTTGCGGTTTGAATTGCAGGCGACGAGTCGCCATGGTGGCAAGGCAGAGTGTCACGCCATTTTGGCGCGGTTGCACACGCTATTACAGGAAACCGATGCGAGTGTCAGTGGTTATACGTTTATTCAGTCGCGCGTGCTGGGAAGCCGGGTGGCTGAGCTGCGCGATGGGGAACACTGGCGCGGGACATTGGAGGCAGAATGGCTGTTACAGCAATCGCATTAACCGCATTGACGGTGCGGATTCGCGGGACATGGCAACGGGTGGCGGCGGGGAGCCGCATACCTGTATTGGGCAATGAAGTGGCGTATCGCCAGGGGCTGATGCGGCGCGTGAAGGAGAAACATCTATGAGTGCAATTGCAGGGCATAAGGCAGAAGTGAAACTGGGGGATGGGGGCAGCCCGGTCGAGCAGTTTACCGTGATTGCGGGGTTGCAGCTGGCGGAAGTTGAGATTCGCCACCGTGGCATCGAACTGACGGAGGTGACGCAAGGCGCGATGGCGGGTTTGCGTGCCGGACAGGGGCGGGCGCAACTGCGGCTAGTGCTGGAAGGGCTGGCCGATGATGGCGCGGTGCATGCTGCCTTGCAGTCGCATGCGCTGGCAGGCGATACCCCGAATCTGCAGGTAACCACGGATAATGGCGAGGAATATCAAGGCGCGTTCCGACTGGAGCGGTATCAGCGGCGGGCCGAACGTGGCGCGGTACAACGGGTGCAAATGGTTTGGTTGAGTGCGGGGGCGGTGAGTTATTCGTAAGGATAGCTGGCGTAAATACTCGATTTATTCGGTGCGCACAGGCTTTCGCGGCTTTTGGGCTGATGCAGGCAGGTGAGCGATTCGTCCTGCATTTCTAAAATGACGGGCGTACCATCCTGCCGGTTATAGCGCAGGAAGGTGGCGGCGCGATCGGAGACTTTGCGTACGCTTAGCGAAAGCGGTGCCTGACCATAGGCCAGGTCGGCCATGGGCGGCGGCGCGCCCCAGAACACGCGGCCATCGCGCAGATCTTGCTTATTGGCATCGCTGATCAGGAGTTTGTCGATATTGCGACGGCGTTTCGAATCGGAAGTTTCCGGCGCAGGCGTGAGGACGGATTTCGCCTGTTCTAGCGGTACCAGCAATTCCGGATGCTCAGCCTGCACATATAAAAAGCCGACGACCAATAAGGTCACTACCACTAAAAACGACGCGGTTTGCACACTCTCTCCTGTTATTTTTCCTCACTATGCCAGAAAAATGTTAACGAAGCATGAAGAAGAATTACTGTCTTTCGCTTCGCTCCAGACTTGGCCGCCGTGTTTTCTACTGAAAACACTTTGGCTGCGCCTCTCGGCGGCTCATGGCTGGCGCGCACGTGCTGTGCGCGGTTCTTCGTGTCGATAGTGAATTCTTTGTATCGTTGCGCTAGTTTAGTTTGGCGCGGAAGGTGTTGAATTGTTGTAAGAAGACGGGGATGGCGGGGCTGTCGCAGGGGGTGCGGTGGTAAAACAGTTCGAAGGAACCGTAGGCGGCGGAGAAGATTTGGTTGGCGAGTGCCTCGGTATCGGGTTGGCGGGCGAGGTGGTCGCGTAAGGCGCGTTCCCATTGCTGGACCTCTTCGCGGGAGATATGGCCGCATTGATGTAGCAAAAACACGCCGACCAGGGCGTTTTCATAGCGTATTTTGAGGTTTTCGAGGTCTTCCGGCGGGGGTGTGGGATCGAACACGTCGAGCACGGCATCGGCGGGGGCGCCATCTTCGAAAACATAATCTTCAATGGCTGGTTCGGTGAACTCGGTGGCATCGGGATCGGGCTGGCTGGGGCGCGTTTCCAGCGAGGCGACATGAAAACCGAGCAAGAGCAGGCCGGTGAGCGTGGAAATGACCAATGGTTGCCAGCGCTGGCGGCGGATATAGGTGGCGAGCAGGCTGGCATGGTCTTGCGCGGGGTGAAGCATTAAGTCGCGTTGTAAGCGGTGATCCTGCCGGGTGAGGAGCCAGCCGGTAAGCAGGATGCCGAGGCTGAAAGCGGCGAGCGCCGCAAGCAGCCACAGGCTATCCGGGCTTATTTGCCCCGACAATCCAGCTCCAGCGTGCCGCCCTGCATGGCTTTGGCTTCACGGCGGCGATCAATATCGAAGCAGCGGTAATAGACGACGAGTTCTTTGCTGCATACGCCGATGGACGGGGTTTCGAAGGTGGATTCTTCGATCTCAATGCTACAATGCGAGAGGCCGTTACATTCTTTCGAGACGGCGGATAAGGCGTTATTGGCGGTCGCTTTTTGCGGAATGGTGATGTTACGTCGCGCGAGCTGATCCTGACTTAAATGGCCATAGCCGCGCACCATACGGTCGACATAGCTGTCGCAATTGCGGCCCCAGGTGGCTTCCCAGATGGTGATTTGGTAATTGGCGTCGATACGGCTGCGCATGTCGTCGCTGATGCTTGGTTGGGGCGCGGGGGCGGTTGGCTCGGGCACTGGTTCCGGGTCAAAATCGATCAAACCCAACACGTAAAAGAGCAAGGTCAACGTGACGATGATGATGGCGAGGATGGTCAGGTGAAGTTTGGTATTACGCATGCGAGGGATATACGGGAAGCCGCGCGGAAAGGCAACCGATGCGTGTCGCGATGCTTAGCGGCGGAGTTCTGCCGTTTCGGTCGCGCGGGTCGGGAGGGTCGGAGCTTCCGGGGTTTCTGCCTCGGCGACACGAGAAGGGGCGGGGCCGTTCCAATTGGTGACTAATCCTTCGCGTTGGAACATCGCCATTTTACCCGCATCTGCCTGAATGCCGTTTTCGCCATACATATTGGCGCGGAACGAGCCGCCGTGATAGCGCGCGGTTTCCCAATCTTGCGCGACTTGCGCGGTGCGGACGATGTGATCGCCTTTGGGGATGATGCCGGTAAGCGCAAAGGCGCGTTTGGAGGTTTCGACATGCAATAACGGCAGCAGATCGGCCACGGCGACGCGGTCGGTTTCGTTTTCCAAGCCTTCGCGGGTCATACCCGGGAAGATGCGGTCGCGTTGCGCAGGGCCCAAGGTGCTGACATGATCCCACAATGCGAGAACGGCTTCTTTATCGAGCGTGTGATCGGGCCGGTTTTCACCGACGCGATTGCGGGCGCGATTGGTTGGCGTATCGGCATAGGTGGTGCTCGCGGTATTAAGCGCACGCCATGCTTCCGGCGTTAACAGGTCTTGATTCCACGTGCCATCCGGCCGTCTGGCGAGGGCGGCAGTCAACAGGTCAGACGTGGCGCGCATTTCTTCGACCATGTCTTGCGTTTTGACGATATCTAAATGTTTGTGGAATTCGGCTTTCATGCGGGGGCCAGCGGTTTGCAGCATTTCTTCAACGCCTTCATACGACGCGACACTGCCGGATTTCACATTTTCCCAGATTTTTTTGATCGTGGCATATTCTTCGTCGTTGGATACTTCGCGGGCTTTTGGGCTATTCATGAAAGCATCGAAGCCATCCTGAATTGATGGGAAGATCGTGTTGAACGATCCTTTGGCGATGCCGATAGTGCCGTAGACCACACCACTGGCGACTTGCCTCGGATGGGTGGTGTTAAGCACGTGGATGTTGAGTGCGCCAGCCAGACCGGCTTGGAATTTGGCTTCTTCCGCGCCACCGAAAGCGGCGGCGTCACGCATGAAAAGATTTTCTGCGGTCGAAATTGCATTGTCGCGCGCGAATTGTTTGTTGCCGATCGGCTGATTCATTTTTTCGCGGGCTTTTTTCGCCATTTCGGTCAGCATGTCGTAATCGTCGGTGCTGTCGCCGAGCATGCGGGCTTGCATCTCGCGGTTATGGCGTTCCATTTCGGCCAGATATTCCTGTTCGGCTTTGCTGGATTTTTCCATGACCGTTAGGCCGGTCGCGGGTTCCAATGCTTCGACAAGGGCTGGGATATTGCGGTTTGGATTTTCGTTAAGTGCGCTATCAAACGAGGTGTCGATTCGTTCCACCAATGCGTCAACGCGGCCCATGCGCGCTTCGTAATCGTCGCCACTATTATAGGCGAGTTCGTAATACAACCGCTCGCGCAGTTCGCCGCGAATTTCGTCGCGGTATTCGCCGATGGCGTCGATGTCTTGCCGTACTTGTCCGACGAAGGCGTCGTCTTTTCCAGCCGCTGCGAAATCGGTCGCGCCAAAGGTAAGCTCGGCATTTTTATGATAGGCAATGGTGCTGGCATAAGAGACGAGCATTTCGCGCAAATCGTCGCCCTGGCCAAGGTCGAGCCGGGCCGCGGTGGGCGTAACGGTGCGGATGAATTGATCAGTGCTTAGGGCTGCAACAGTGACATTCGTGACATTGTCGGGATTGGCAATCGGTGACGCTGTTTCCGGGTCACTCACCGACACACCCGCCACCGCAGCAGCTTGCGCCGCACGCATCACACTCTCATGCGAGTAATCGCCTAGATGTTCAGGCCGACTGTCGGGGGTTATCGCCATATGACTTGCTACCGTTAGTTAACCGCTGGCCCGTTTTGCTGCGCTTGATTCTGAGCAACAGGTGTTGCAGTTGGAACTTGGAATTCTGCCGGTAAGACTGAACCAGAGGCCAGTTCAACATCGACTTTGCCTTCCGTGACTTTGCTGAAATCAGCCTTGCGGAAATTCGCGTTGGTCAGGAAAGATTCCAGATCTGTGACGGTATTCGGTGCTTGTTTGCTGTCATCAATTTGACCCAACAATGCTGCGTAGGCTTGCGGATTATTAGTTTTAATTGCATTCAGTGATTGTAGCGATTCTGTGCTTAAACCAGTGCCGGGCACTTGCTTATTGACGTTATACGCCGCGGCAATATTCGCCAACTCATCGGCGCTTAGGGCAGCGTAAAAATCAGCGGGAACCAGACTGCGTACTTCTGCGAACAGTTGTGCTTGTTGCAGGCCATTCCCCATATCGGCATAGGCTGCGGTAAGACGTGCCGCATCAGCAGTGGTGGCGGGCGGAATCGTCAGATCAGCCGCAGCAGATTTGCTGTCGATTGCTTGTTTCGTTGCGTCGGTCAGGCTGTCGATTACGCGTTTGGTTTCGCTTTCGACATAAGCTTTCGCATTCGGGTTGTTTTTAAATTCGGTGAAATGCGCTTCGACTTTATCGCCAAGCATCGCCGGGTCAATACCGTTGCTGTTTAGCATTTGATTGAAGGCGTTACGATAGGCTGAATATTCGGTGCCAGCATAGGTGGCATCGGTACTGGCGAGTAGTTCGGTCAGCTCAGTTTTAACGCCGTTAGAAATCGATTCGCCGTCGCGGAAGCGCGCAAAGCCGTTGCTGCTATCTTTAATAATGTCGGCGATTTTAGTGGTAGTGTCGCCGGTAATACCAACGCTTTCGAGTTTAGCTTGAATGGCTTCATTCGTAGTTAAAGACTCGGCGAGGTCATTGGCGGCGGTGTGTTCCGGTTTGTCAAAAAACGGTAAGCTGGCAATCATATTGCCAAGATAATCCATGCTTGAATTAAAGCCGCTGGCCAGACCATCTCCGGCCCAACCCATATAAGAAGTAAATGCGCGCCATGCTGATCCCAGCATGTCCAGCATACCTTTGCGAACTTCTTCTTTCGCGCCGTCGACATCCAGCTCAACACCGGCGTAATCTAACAATTGTTGAGAACTCGGCATCCAGCCATCGAACAGGCTTTGGTTCTCGGTTTGTGTTGTCTCTGCCATCGTCGTCCTCGCTTTCTGCGGTTTGCGTGCGAATAATTAAAATTGTATCTAATTGTAGGATACCAAAACTAGCGGGGAATTGTGTGACAGTTGTGTGACATTTGGGGGCTAGTCGCTAGTGGTATGAAGGAGCATGGACAGTATGTCCGCGCCAGCCGTGAGCGTCGCGCCAGCGACTAGCCAAAGCATTTTCAGTAGAAAAATGCGGCGGCCAAGTCTGAAGCCGAAGGCGTAAGACATAAAAAACTATACTTCTTTACCCAGCAGCTTTTCTACCATGCCCATGTGGTGAGTTTCGTTGGAGATGAGCAGGTTGGAAATGGCGTGGGTAAGCTCGCGCGGTTTGCTGCCGCTGCGCATGATGAGGGGTTCGATGCTTTCGGCACCTTTGTGTTTGATGCGGTTGCCCGCGTCTTTAAACAGGGCGCGCTCGCTATGCGTGGTGCCAACTTGCTCGAGTTCATGCGCGTCGGTATGGGCGAGGCCATCGAGCAAAGTGCTCATTTGCGCGTAGACATTCTGTTGGTCGGTCAGCACCTGATGATTGGCGGCTTCGATTTCTTTGCGCGGGATGCCGGCGTAAATCAGGAAGCTTTGCGGGGTGGTGAGGGTAAGCAAGGCGCGCTCATCCGCGTCCATCTGCGGCCAGCTTTCGCGAACTTGCTCGACAGTATAAGCGGATTCGGCCTCCCATTGGCGGCGATCGGTCATGTCGACATGGCGCAGTTGCCACATCAGACGGTCGAGTTCGCGGGTGACAGTAGCATCTGGCGCAATATCGCGGCCTTTGCGGCGGACGATATGCCGTTCGCCGACCAGCATGAACAGCGCGCTGGCGTCGAGTTTGCCCTCGCGCAGGGGTTGGGCGATCTGCTTACAAACCTGATAGAGCCGCTCGCGCGAACGCTCAGGGATATCGGCGTCTTTGCCATAGGTGTCTTTTTCGTGCTGGCGGAAAATTTCTAAGATATAATTGGCGAGCGGCAAACGGTTGTCGCCATCGCTTTCTTTAACGCTCATTTTATCGGGCAACTGATAACGTTCCTGATCCGGCTTGTGATCGAGTTGCTTTTTCAGCGTATCGATCATGTCGCGGGCGGTCACGTCGCTGATCTCGGTGGTGCGGCCATCATAGACCCAGCTGGCGGCGGTGTTGATGGCACCGGACCAGGCGGCGGACGTACCGTCGCGCGCGCTTTTCATCAGGTTGGTCAGCGGGCCTTCGCCGAGATGCGCCTGTAATTTGTCGAGCTGGCCGTTGATTTCGGAATGCGCCAGTTTGGTCGCTTGTTCCATGGAAATATTGCCGTCGAATTGCTTATGGATCAGCTTGGCCTGATCAGCGATTTTCGACCATTTGTTTTGTTCAATTTCGAGCGCGGTTTGCGCGGTGTTGAGTGCGGCCTCATTCATCGGCGCGTGTTTCAACCCATCGCGTAGGCCGAACAGGAATTGCGGCGTAAACTGCAGCACGGCGACCGCTTGCGAGGCATATTCGGCGCGTTGCTGCGTTGATAACCGGCGGCGTTCGTTGGCGATCAGCTCGTTGGTGTCGGCGGAGACGCTATAGAGATCGGACACGTGCGAACCACCGCGATAAATATCGAGCACGGGCGCGAGGTCTTGCGCTAAATTCACGCGGTCTTTGTCATGCTGCTGGCGCATCTGCACGACGCTGGTGATGTTGGACCAGTAAGAGGCGAGGGCGGTCAGGCCAACCCCGATACCAAGCGCGACTTTGTGTTTGGCTGCCGCATCCATTGCGGCGTCTTGAATGAACGGTTTGGCGAGCGTATAGCGGTGCGCCATGATATTGGCGTTAATGCCATTCAGCATGAAACCGTATAAAGTGCTGGCACCTTGTGCGACATAGCGCGAAATCGGGTTGTCCGGATCGAGCGGGATGACGCCTAAGAAAGACGCTTTGCCGGATTCGCGGTCGACCAGCACGCCCGGGAAGCGCGAGACTTCGTTGATGTCATAATCGCCGGTGGCTTTTTCGAGCAGGCGCTGTTTTTCGTCATCGAGCCCGAGCATTTTACCGATGGACGAAAAGTCGCCATCTTGCACGGATTTCAATACATTAGCGGATTTTCCGTCATCGCCGGTGATGGCGTTTAGGGTTTCTTTGGAGAAGAGTTTATCGGTATCCAGATTGCCCATATCGAGCGCTTTTTGCGTGATGGCTTGCAGGGTTTTCACGTCATTGAGATCGCCCGTTTCGACAAGCGCGCGCAACGCGTCGACCTGCGCCTGTTTATCGGCGAGGTAACCCGGCTTTTTCGGCTTTTCTGTCGTTTCTTGCGCCATGCGTTAGATACACTGCTCCTTAGAGTTTCTCACGGTTCAGTATAGCAAAGTGAAGGCAGGAAAGTGTGAAGGTTCTGTGACGTTTTGTTGGGGCTTCGGGATTTGGGATTCGGAAATAGGGAATAGAGAATCAATGAAGTTATGATGGAGCGCGGTCAGTAGGCCACGCCAGCCCTGAGCCGCCGGTAGGCGCAGCCGAAGTATTTTCAGTAGAAAATACGGAGGCCAAGTCTGGAGCGTATGCGAAAGACATATAAGCTTTTTTTGGCTTACAGCCAAAAGAAAAAACCCGCGTCGCTCAGGTTAGAAGGAATCATGCGTGAAGGGTGTCGGCGCGGGTATCTGGATTGCTGCTAGTGCAGCGCCTCGCTGCGCGTGGGCGCGGGGCGTAATTTTAAGTGCGATGGGTGGCGCGAGGCCATCAATGCGCGAACTTCTTCCATCTGTTCGTCGGATGGGATATAGCCCGCTTCCAGCGCAGCATCGGTTAATTCCAGTAATTCGTGACCGCTTAAGCTGGCCCAGTCAATTTCGCGATAGCTCGCTGTTTCTGTCGTCATGAGGGGTGCCTCCCTGTTATTGCTCTTATAGTTTGACTATACCCCCGCAAAGTTAACAAAAGGTTAAAAATCTGACGATTTTTTGAGAATTTTTTATGTCTTTCGCTTTGCTCCAGACTTGGTCTCCGCAATTCCTGCTGGAATTGCTTTGGCTGCGCTTTCGCGGCTCTTGGCAGGCGCGAACGTGCTGTTCGCGCTTCTTCGGGTAGATAATCACTCCTGTCATTGCGATGAGCTCTGGATTGCTGCGCTTTGCTCGCAATGACGGTGTGATACGATAGATACGAGGCCAGCAGGCCGAGGCGCTGAGCGGAGCGAAGCCGTTGCGGAGCGAGCAGGAGGCGAGCGTGCAACACTAGCCAGCGCGAAAGCGCTGGCGGAAACAACTCCACGAGGCCAGCAGGCCGAGACGCTGAGCGGAGCGAAGCCGTAGCGGAGCGAGCAGGAGGCGAGCGTGCAACCCTAGCAAGCGCGAAGCGATGGGGTAAAAACCCCTCCTCCTACCTTCACGGAATTGTCACACACTAGCGGCGATTCTGCGCTATAATTAGGGTATGAAATTCTATGCCACAGATTTGGGTATGTTGACATGGTAGCGCCGATTGCTGCGAAATTCGCCGGGGCGTCGGCCTATCAGAATCAGAGCGCGCGCTTTGGTCGCGCGGCGATGGTTAATGGCCGTGACCCGCTGAATGGTATGCCGAAGACGCGGCTACATGCGCGCCAAGGCGGGGTGGAAGATAATACGATTGGCGCGATGGAAGGCGTTGGCAGCATTGGTGACACAGCGTTTAATGCCGAGTTCTTCTTGCCCATGGGCGGCTGGCTTGGGCGCAACACGCTGGGGCGGATTCCCGGACGCGTGGGCAATGCGGTGAAATATAATGTCGGCGGCATTTTCAATGCGCCGGTGGAAGCGCTGAAAAATATCAGTTGGGAAAACCTGTTCAAAGCAGGCGCGCTGAAAGATCAATATCATCTGGCTTGGGCGGATTATAATAAGACGAAAGTTGGCAGCTACGGCAAAGACTGGCTAGAGCGGGCAGCGAGCACCGTGTCCAAAGAAGCGGGCATGGCGAGCAAAATGGTCGGCACGGGGATTGTGCCGTGGATTGCCAAACGCTCGGTGCTTGGGTCATTACTCGTCGGTGGATTTACATTGGCCTCGGGCGCGCTGGCAGCGCGGCTGTTTTCGAATACCAAACACACGCTCGATGATTTTCAGGAAGTGGTGCAGGATCTGGAAGGTCGCCGCGTGTCGGAATTCGATCTGGTGAATCACCCGGAAAAACTCACCCCGATGGTGCAGGAGATCCGCTCGAACCTGATTACGCAACTGACGCCGGATGCGGTGGGTGCGTTGGGTCAAGGCATGCTGAATCAGTCGCTGGCGATGATGGGTGGCGCAGGTGCCAGTGCCGGTGCGGCTGCAGGTGCTGCGGCAGCGACGGTGAAAAATACTGGATTCTTAGGCAAGATTCTCGGCGGGTCTGGTGGCGGACTTGGCATGGGGCTGATGCTTGGCGGGGTGATGCTGCCGATGTCGGCAGAGTCGATTCGTCCGAACGAACATTTCTTACGTAGTTATCTGGAAATCAAAGACGCGCAAAATGCCGGGCAGGAAGTGCCCGCAGAAATTTATGCAGATTTAATCAGCGCGGCGTCGGCTGATGTGCGTGGGCATGGCGGGCCGAATAGCCGCATCGCGCAGCAATTGGCGCAAATGTATGCCGGTGAAGGTGCGAGCGCGCGTGACATTGTTATCGAAGTGGCGGCGAAAGAACCGTTCCTCGCGCGGATGAAACAAGCGGCGGAAGCGCTGAACGCGCAAGACAAGCGCGAGAAGAAAGACAAGCCACAGCAAGAAACGAAAACTGAAGATAAGCCGAGCACAAAAGCCGCGGGCTTCGTGCGTCAGGGTAAAGGCGTGAACGAGCCGGAACGTGTCGGAGGCATTGGTATATGAGCGACGCGTTAGCGCATACCGTTACCGGCAGTCAGGTTGCTGGCGTGGCAGCCCCGAAGCGGATGATCCCAGAGCAGAGCCATGTCGCGGCTGCTGTGGTACAAGATAATGTTTCAAAGAAAGAGGCGAAAAAAGGCCTCTTTGGGATGAATAAAGAAACCGAAGAAATGGCGAGCGACTTCGCGGTCGATTGCGCGATGACCGGCGTGCCGATTCCGGGTGTGCAGGCGGTCACGGCGGTAGCTGCGGCGCCGTTTGGCTTTATGGTCGCGGATTATCGCGCGCGCCGCGAGCTGACCAAGTTGGCGGAAAAAACACAAGACCGGTTGGCGGAATATTTCAATATCACGCCAGAGCAGGTGACGCCGGAACATTTTGTGATGGCGGCGGAAACGCGCAAAGCACAAGGCGATACGACGCTATCGAGCATGTTGGATACGATCGAGATGGATAAGAAAGTCTTTCCATTCGCGAATTTTGCCGGTGTGGGCGGATTGGCAGCTGGCGCATGGGCAGCCCCCGCGCTTGCCGCAGCAACGATTGGGCTAGGCCCGATTGGTTTAGGCTTAGCCGGATTGGTGGGCGGTGCAGCTGGATTTGAAATGGCACGCAGTGGCGTGGCCGGGTTTATGGGCGCGGCGAATAGCAATCGCGATGCGCGGCGGATTATTGAAGATATGGCCGAAGCGCATGAGGCGGGTGAGCCGATTCCGGTGCTTGAAGTATTCAAATTGCGTATGGCGCAAAATGATGTGGCGAGCGCGGTGGTCAAGCAAATGACCGACCGGGATTTTTACCAATTAAATGAGAATGAGCAGCAGGCGCTGATGAACCATCCGCGCTTTGCCATAGTGGCGCAGCAATGTGCGAAAGATTGCGCGCTGGTCAATCAGCCGGATGCGAATGTCAATGACCTGCTCTATGGTGCGATGCCGGAGAAGAAATTCCAAAACATGGTGCGCCCGCAAACCGCAGCGCCTGTGACGCGTATCCAGCGTCCCGCCAATGAAAATTCGTTGGCAGATCGCGTGACCGCAGAACGCGAGACTGCACGCAACGCCCCCCGCGATATTAGCGCGTAATTTTTTCATCGAATTGTCATGATTGGCGCATGTCGAATGCGCTATACTAGCGCTATCTTTTCGTACTTTTACAAAAGACGAATTCGAGTCTGCATTGCAGGCTCTGTTTACTTGGGAGATAAGTGATGGAATGGTTTGTTAATCTGCCAGCATGGCAGCAAATCCTACTTCTCTTTATTGCATTACTGGCAATTCTCGGTTTCGGGCTGCCGACGTCGACTCGGCTGACCGGCGATCCTTCCGTTCCCTTACCTTCGACCGAAGCTCCGGAAGAAACCGCGGAAGTGGTGGCGCCGAGAGCGCGCGGCTATCGTCGCGCCGGTGATCCCGAACGTGCCCAACGGGCATTGCGCGGTGAGAAAGTGCCGGAAGACGAAGAACCCCTCGGCATATGAAATGCCGAATACCTATTCAGCGGCC